GTTAGGAGGTAGTAAGGATAACATAGGCGACCTTAATGCTTAGATTGCAGCGTTTAATACTGAGGGTAAAGTAGCAGCGTTTGGTAATGTTATTGGAGGTTTAGCAAGTGGATTCCAAGCAGCACAAGGAGCAGCAGCATTATTCGGAGCAGAAGGAGAGGAACTACAAAAGACTTTATTGAAGGTTCAAGCAGCATCCGCTTTTGCAGATGGCATAAAAGGAGTGGCTGCACTTAAAGACCAATTTAATGTACTTGGTCAAGTTATAAAAGCTAATCCGTTAATTTGGATTCCTGTAACAATAGCTGCAATAGGTACTGCTTTGTTTGCTTTAAAAGATAAGATAGGAATAGTAGGCGATGCGTTCGATGCAATTGGAGATGCAATTGGATGGGTAACGGATAAGATTAAAGAGTTTACTGATTGGATAGGGCTTTCTACTTTTGCAATGGATGAGCAACGGGATTCTATTATTAAGAATAACGAAGATATAAAGAAGAGTGTAGAGAGTAGATACAACGATGAGATACAAGCAGCTAAAAGGGCTGGTAAAGAAACTGAGGGAATAGAGATACAAAAGTTAAGTGCTATCACTCAGGCAAACGATGCTATTATTAGAACTTTAAAAGCTAAAGGTGAAAAGATTTCAGAGGATGAGCAAAAGAAGTTAGATGAGTTATTAGCACAAAATAGAACGTATTATCAAGATATTTTAAACTTAGCAGATGCAGCACAAGATAGAAGGCAAGCTGCTGAAATGGCTAAGATAAAAGAGTTTAACACTAAGAAGTTAGAAGAGGCAAAAGCACACCAAAAGCATTTAGATGATATAAGAACTCAACTATCACAATCTAAACAAGATGCGGATGAGGCTGATTACTTTGCAAAAAAAGAAAGGGAGAAAGAACAAGAGGCGCAAGATTTAATTGACTTGCAGAATTATCAATCAACTGAGGATGATATGATAGACAATTCATATGCTGATAAGTATATGAAGGAGTTTCAACATCAGCAAGCTATTAAAACTCTAAAAGAAAACGCTTTTGAAGAGTCTAAGCAGTTCTTAATGGCTACTCAGGCTATTTCGGATTTGGTATTTGAACACCAACTAAAACAGGCTCATGGTAACGCAGCAGCAGAACGCAAGATTAGAAAAAAACAATTTCAAGTTAATAAGGCTTTCGGTATTGCTAATTCTGTTATTGATGGGGTACAAGCGGTTCAAAAGGCTTTAAACAATCCTTATCCTTTGAATATCATTTTAGCAGCAGCAAGCGGTATTATGGCAACAGCTAATACTATACGTATTGCTAAAACTCAATTCAACGATGGTGGTGGAGATGGTGGAGCTGGCGGTGGTATCTCAGGAAACTTGGGAGCAGCAGGAGGTGGAGCAAATGTAGCCCCTCCGAGTACTGGAAGCACTTTGTTAAATTCAGACGGTACGATTAAGAAACAAGGCACAAGCTCACAGCCAATGGTTAAAGCTTATGTAACGGAAACTGATATAAGCAGTACTCAAAAAAGAGTAAACAGTATAGAAGAGAAATCACAAATTAAATAGCACACTATCACTAAATAAATATATAATAGTATGGAAAAGGTATTACCAATTTATAGGCTAACTATAAAAGATGAAGATGATAAAATGGGAGTTAACTACGTTGCTCTTGTTGATGAACCAGCAATACAAACTAACTGGCTTGCATTTAATGGTCAAATGAAGTTCGCAATGGATAAGGAGCGTAAAATTATTACGGGGGCTTTGATGTTAGCAGACCTTCCGATATATCGTAGAAGCGAAAAGATGGGCGAGTTTTACGTTGTGTTTGATAAATTCCAAATCGAAAAGATAGTGCAACGCTTTATGAAAAACGGTTTTACCGATAACGTAAACAAGATGCACGATGCTAAACAAACCGTTGATGGAGTTTATATGTACGAATCATTTATTGTAGATTCTCAAAGAGGGATAAGACCACCAGTAGGTTTTGAAGATGCACCTGAGGGTAGTTGGTTTGGAAGTTACAAAGTAGATAATGAAGATGTATGGAATAACTTTATTAAGACTGGCGAATTTAAAGGATTTAGCGTAGAGGGCGTGTTTGATTTAGTACCCGAAGGAGATGCAAAGGAAAAGGATATAATGAAACAGATAGTAGATATTATAGCCTCTATAACTGAATAAGTTGCACACTACTAATAAAAGTATATATAATTATAAATAACTTATAAAAATGAACATTAACGAAGCACTTGATAAATTGAAAGGTATCGTAGAAAAATTTAGCGGTACAGAGCAAAAGTTTAAAGATGTTAAACTTAACGATGGTACTACTATCGTTTCTTATGATGGAGATATGCCAGCACAAGGTATGCCATTATTTGTTGTTACACCTGAGGGTAGAATACCAGCACCAGACGGAGAACACGTAACCGAAGATGGAACTACAATTGTAGTTATTGGTGGTTTAATTGCAGAGGTTAAAGAAGCCGAAGTAGAAACACCAGCAACGGAAGGAACACCAACAGAAACAGCAGCAGCACCAGTTGAGTCAGCAGCAGCACCAAAAAGAGTAATCAAATCACAAGTTGAAGAACACGTTTTCTCTTTAGAGATTGAAGGTGTAGAGCCTATCTCAGTTGATTTCAGTTCAATGTTTACTGCATTTAACGAAAAGTTTGCAGCACTTGAAAAAGAAAACACAGAGTTAAAAGCTGAGTTTGCAAAAGCAGCAGAGTTTAAAACTGAGGTTATTAAGTTAGTATCTGAAATTGGCGACCAGCCAGCAGCAGAAGCAACAGACAAAGAAGTAAACAAGTTCAAAAAGAAAATGTCTTTAAAAGAAGCACAAGAGCAATTTAAAAACGCATTAAAATAATTATTAATTAAAAACACATTTAAAACATGTCAGGATTTACAAACAGTTCTTTAACGGACTACGTTGAAGAAAACAAAAGCGACCTTATCTTAGAATCGGTAATTGGCGCACCAACATTGGCTTACCCTATTGATATTATTCAAGGGATTAAATCAAGTCAAGCATTTAACTTTTTAGCTGTTACAGCACCGTTCCAAACTGGAACTACTTGTGCGTTTAACAGTTCAGGAGATGTTACATTTACTCAGTCTACAATTTCTGTAACAGATGTAAAAGTACAAAATCAATTTTGCCCTAAAACACTTGAGAGTAAATATACTCAAAAGTTTTTACGACCAGGCGCACACCAAGAAGAATTACCAGTTGGTAAATACATTACTGACCAAGTAAACTTATTGATTAAAGCGCAAATGGAGCAAGCATTATGGCAAGGTGATACTGCTTTAACTAACTTACCTAACTTGAAAATTTTTGATGGTTGGTTGAAGAAAATTGATGCAGGTTCACCAGTAATCGCAACAGCAACAGCAGACGTTACAACTGGTAACATTATTAGTATCATTGATAATATGTACACATTGTTAGGTACTAACTTACCAGCTATTATGAGCCGTCCAGACTTAGTATTAGTAATGGGTAAAGATACTTTCCAATTGTTAGTATTGGCATTGCGTAACTTAAACTACTTCCATATTGACGTAAATCAGTCTTTACAATCTTGGGAATTAAACTTCCCTACATACGGATTGAAAGTAATCGGAGTAGATGGTTTGTCAAACATTGCAGGTACTCAAGCAACTAAGAAAGACCGTATGGTATTGACTTATTGGGATAACTTAGTATTCGGAACTGACTTACAATCTGATTACGAAAACTACGAAATGTGGTATTCAAAAGATGACAGAGTTATCAAGTTATCAGCAGAGTGGAAAGCTGGAACAGCAGTAAAGAAAACTACTGAGGTTATCACTTACAAAAATTCTTAATTAACATAAGGGGGTGAATAGCCCCCTTTTTAAAACTTTTATACAACATGGCTTGTACTATTATTAATGGGAGAGAGATTGATTGCCGAGATTCTATCGGTGGTATTGCGGAGGTTTATATTACTGAATGGGCAAATGTTCCACAAGCGAACATTACAGCTACAAGTGGTACGATTACTGCAATGTCATGTAGTTCAGGTAAGAAATTCTTTACTTTCCAATTAGAAAAAGAAAACGCATCATTTACGGAAACTGAAAACAGTTCAGTAGAGAATGGTACTTTATTTTACGAAAGTAATTTGAACTTTACTATTAAAAAGATGAGTGCTGCAAATCGTAATGCTTTAAATATTTTAGCAAAGAATAGATTAATGGTTATTGTAAAAGATAACAACGGTTTAATTTATTTGATGGGACAAGTAAACGGAGCGGATAAGATTGGCGAAAACAATGCTACAAGTGGCAAGGCGTTTGGGGATATGAATGGTTATGCTTTGAATTTCACAGCAAAAGAGCCAAACCCAGTTAACACTTTATCACAAGCAATTTTATCAACTCTTTTAGTTTAATTTTCATAGTTTTGGTTTTTAGGGAGAGGGAAGCAGTAAAATGTTTCCCTTTTTTATTGCACAAAATCCAAATAATTATATATAATAGTATATGATAATTATAAACAAAAATAGCAATAATACTTTTCAGCTTACATTGACTGAGAATATTACGCTATCAAGTCCTAATTATTTATTTGAATTTAAAAGCGATATAAGCAACGAGAGCGTTTGTTTTATTGCAAGTGATACAAGTGCTTACCAAGAGAGATATAACGAGTTTACGGTAACAGAAACAAGCGGAACTAATATATTAACAAGCGGAACTATAACACTTGAACCAATGGGATTGTGGACGTATAGAGTTTTTGAGCAAACAAGTTCAACTAATCTTAATCCAAGTTTAGCAAATAACACAACACCGTTGGAGATTGGTAAGGTAAGAGTAAAAGGGAATAGCACAGTAGATTGGGATTTTTACGATGGGGACAATATAACATTTGATGTAAATGAGTAACACACAACCTTTATTTATTAAGTTTGAAAATCACAAAGTACCTGAGTTCAAAGAAGAGCGAGGTAAAGATTGGATTTTATTCGGTAAGGATAACTTATACCCTGACTACTTAATAGACTTATATTTAAGAAGTGCAAAGCATAATGCAATTATAAATGCTAAGACTAACTACATTTATGGTGGCGGTTTAACTATTGACGATAAAACAGCAACAGTAGAACAACAAGCTATTGCAAATAAATTTGCTGAAATGTTTAAGAGTTTTAGCAGAGAGATGATTACTGATTTTGAATTATTTAATACGGTATGTATTGAGGTAATTTGGAATAAAAAAGGCACACGTCCAGCAGAGTTAAACTATATTCCAGTATCGAGAATTAGAACTAATGGAGATGAAACGGAGTACTACTACTCGAATGATTGGAGTAAGAACACACGACAAGATGAAGAGAAAACAGGCTTTAAAGTTTTTAAACCTTTTGATGTTAATAAGAAAGATTCGGTTCAACTTTATGTATTTAAAGTAAAGTCGCCTAAGAAGGGTAAAGAGAAAAACGTATATGCTATTCCTGAGTATATCGGAGCAACAGCAAGTATTGAAACGGATATTGAAATAGCTAACTATCACTTAAACAATGTTAAAACTGGATTTAGTGTAGGTACTATTATCAACTTTAATAATGGCGACCCTGGCAAAGAAGGTAGAGAAGAAATTGAAAGTAAGATTAAACAGAAACATACTGGCACTGATAAAGCAGGTAGTTTAGTAATTACGTTTAATGCAAGTCAAGATAATGCGCCTACTATAACAAGCTTTACTCCGAGTGATTTAGATAAACAATTTATTGAGATTAGCAAGAGAGTAGAGCAAGATATATTTACTGGTCATAAGGTAACGAGTCCAATGTTATTTGGTGTTAAGTCCGAAGGTCAATTAGGCGGTAGAACTGAGATGGTAGATGCTTTCGAGTTGTTCCAAAACACTTATATTAATGTAAGACAAACGATGTTAGAAGAGGTTATTAATAACTTTGCTGAGTTGTTTAATATCGTTAATAAATTCTATTTTAAAAAAGTAAACGCAATCAAATCAAGTTTACCTGAGTCTTTAGTATTACAAGCATATACACCTGATGAGGTTCGTGAAGCATTATCTTTGCCACCTATTAAGAAATCACAAAGCGATAATACAAAGGCTGTAATTGATGCAATTAATACGCTTAGTCCTTTAGTAGCTAATAAGGTTTTAGAAAGCATGACAGGCGATGAAATAAGAGCTTTAGTAGGATTAGGGAAGGCGAATAGTGTGCTTAACCAAAACCCAATACACCAACCAACTCAAATGAGTTGGGATGAAAAAAAAAAGATTGATTTAAAGTTATTTGATAATATCGGAGTAAATGCAGATGAGTATGAGGTTTTATTCGCTCGCCAATTCTGTAAACAGTCGGATGAAGATTGCATAAACGAGTTTAATAAAATGCAGTTTGCAAGTGAGTTATCAAGCAACGAACGTGCAATTATAGACTTGTTAGATAAAGACCCTTTAATGCCAAGCGAAGGTATTGCAAAGATTGTTAAGTTGACTGTAAAAGAGGTTAATACAATTATAAAGGATTTAGTAGATAACGGATTAATAAAGTCTGGTAGTCCAACTAAAAAGGCAACGGATATAGTAGAAGAAGATGGGGCTAAAACATTAAACATTGAGGTTAAATATAAATACGATTGGCGACCTGATGTAAGCCCTGACAAAAAGAATAGTAGAGAATTTTGCATTAATTTGTTAGAGAAAAATAAACTCTACACAAGAGCGGAGATTGATAATTTAAACAATGGTCAAGATTTGAATGTATGGGATAGTAGAGGTGGATGGTGGAATAAGGATGGTGCAAATCTTCCGTATTGTAGACACGATTGGTTTCAAGTAGTAGTTAAAAAGAAATAGAATGGCAACATTATTTATAGGTTCACAGTACATAAAAGATAGTTCTTACATTGATGAAAATGTAGACGAAAAACTATTAAAATCAACGATTGCAGATACTCAGGATTTTAGGATTTTGAATATCTTAGGAACAGCACTTTACAATAGTTTAAAAGATACAGCCCCAACAACGTGGAACGCAAGCCAATTAACTTTAGTAAATGATTACATTAAACCAGCTTTGAAATATTGGGTTTTACACGATGGAGGTATGCTTTTTCAGTACAAGATTATGAATAAAGGTATTGTAAAAAGAACGTCCGAAAATGCAGATAGTATTGATAGTGGAGAGTTAAAAATGTTATTAGATTTATTCAGAAATAGAGCAGAATTTTACTCAGAGCGTATCACTAAATATTTATTACAAAATAATACTACTTATCCTTTGTATAATAACTTTGGAACTGGAATTGATGCAGTAGCACCAGCACAGAGCAATTACACTGGTGGATGGTATTTAGATGATAATAACGATTGTGGATATAAAGGTATTGATAGTTTTAAAGAACCAAGATGCTAATGGCAAAACCTAAAGGAGCAATAAGTAAAAAGACAATTGAAAAAGTAAAAGAGTACTTTTTAAAACAAGATAATGGCAACAACATTCAACCAAGTAAGGGAGCAGTTAGAAGCAATAGCAACAAATCATAAACAGATTAATACGTTTGGATTTGGGGATATTTGGGAGATAAACACAAGCGGAACTATTGACTATCCGTTAATGTGGGTACAGCCTGAAAATAGTGTTATAGCTAATAAAGTCGAAACATTAAACTTCAAGTTTATTTTTATGGACTTGGTAGGCAATGGCGAGATAAACGAGAATGATGTTTTAAGCGACCAATTAGAAATAGTAAAAGATGTTGTGGCACAATTACAACACCCAAGCTATGTATGGAGTTTTACAGCAGATAATGTAGTAATAGAACCATTTACAGAGAGATTCACAGATAGCGTAAGTGGTTGGGTAATGGACGTAGCATTAAACATACCATTTAGTTTTGATAGATGTGCAATGCCTTATAATAGTTAAACAAATTTAAAAAATATAAAATATGAGTATGGACAGATTAGCATCATGGAATGGATGCGAACTAATAGCAGATACAAGCGCACGAACTGGTAAAACTTACTACGCTTTTATTGCTCAAGAAGATACCGTAGTGGCTACTTTAACTGGTGGAACTTCGGGCGTAACTTCAACAAACTTTTTAACCTCACTTGGTTTAGCAAGTAAAACAATTAAACAAGGTGCTTTAATCGTTGTGCCTGTTGGTAATTTTATTACCAATTTAACCTTAACAAGTGGTAGTGTAATAGCTTATTCTTAATTATGTTTGGAACAATTATAAGTCCTTTTAAGGTATCTAAAAGCAGTGGGCAAAGCCCTGCAAGTTTTGGTACTTTAGTACAGTATATTGATGGAACTATAAGCGGTAATGAGTTTGTAGATAAGTCGGGTAATGGTTATAATTTAGATATTATAAACAATGATTTAGACTCTACATTAGTAGGATTTCCGTATAAGTCTACTGCTTTAGTCGCTCAAAAGGTTGCTAACTTTGGGCTAATACCTGATAATAACAACTTTTGGTTCGATAGTGGTGGTACGCCTAATCAAATTCCAGTACACTGTTTATATGAAAACGTGGACTATAATAACCAAACTTTTTGTAAGCACGAAGCACAAGTTTTAGATTCTAATGGATTTGAAACAACAAGTGGAAAGGTAATTAATATTTGTACTTATTCTGCTGCATTAACTGGTGCTAATTTAACGGCTGCCAATACTTATTTTGGAGTAACTGCAAAACCAGTATCAAATGTAAGAGAGGTTGGAGTCGGTAAAACCTATGCAACTATTCAAGCAGCTCATACAGCTATGACTGCTGGCGATACAATACTTGTTTACTCAGGTGCTTATAACGAAACAACAATTTTAACTATTAGTAAGTCGGCAACTATTATAGGAGTAGGATTTGTTAAGATTAAAGCAACGGGAGGATTCCAAGACGTTTATTTCCAAACTGCAAGCGCAAGTAACTCTATTAAAGGGGTTATGTTTAACGGTGGTACGGTTACAAGTAGATTAGTACAAGCGGATGGATGTAGTTTAACAATTGATAGATGCTATTTTGACTATTCTAAAGTAGGAGTTTACCAAGCAACGAACGCAACAAATAAAACATTTACAGTTAGAAATTGTGCGTTTAAAATGACTTCGGTGGCTACGGCTCAGATAGGTGTTTTAGTTGCTGGCACTGGATTCACAACAACGATTAAAGACAATAAATTTAACTCAGTTAGTACAAGTTTATTAACTACTTCAAACGCATTTATTCAGCTACAAAGTCAAGTTGCACCAGTTGTAAATAATAACTTATTTGTTGATGTTACGACTACTCAATTTAGACATATTAACTTAGTGAGTGCAAGTGGATTCACAACAGGAGCAGCGCAAATAACTCGCAATGTTTCTTTTACAGAATGTACAAGCGAAGCAACTTATTCATTAGGATATGAAAACTTACACCCTAATAATTTTAATGGTGCTATAATTAAATACAATAAAATAGTTGGCTCTTTATTAAATAGAAGCGGAACAGTATCAAGTTGCCACGCTATGCTATTAAATTGTGGTGTAAACATGGAGATTGCTTTCAATAATGTTTCTTATTCTAATATTGGAATCGTTGTAAAAGCTGGAGCGCAAGCCCCTTATGTAAGTGGTGGAGTTTGGAGTAACCAAGTTTATAACTGTCAAAACGGTATTTGGTTAAGAGGTATTTCGGGCGCAAACGTATTTAACAATACAGTTGTTTATGATGCTGGAAGCCCTACTCATGTAGTAGGAATAAAGGCAGATGAAAACGGAGCAGCAGCAGGAACGCAAAACAGTTCAAATGTAATAGCTAAAAATAACATCATTTATATTAATGCTGGATTAGGAGTTGAGTATGATACTTATGCAGCAGCCAATGGTTGTGTGGCTGAGTGGACAAGATTTAAACCAAGTACTAACTTTTTAAAAGCTGGAGCAACAACTTACAATAGTATAGCGACTGCTCAAGCTGCTGGATGGCTAAATAATTGCGATGCTGTAACAACGAGTTTTAGTGCTTTCCCTAATATTTATCCAGCAGCAATAAATGGAACTGATTTAGGAGCAAGCTATGACGATGGATTTGATACAACAACATTTAGTGGAAGTGTTTATAAAATGCCAATAGTAGTAACCAAACAACAAGCAGCTCAATGGCAGTTGGGGGCTTGGATTCAATAGATATGCCTAAATTCATACACGACCATCACGATATATTCCAAGTATTATTAGCACACTTAGGAGCGATAACAGTAACATTTTTGAACGTAGAAAATACTTTAAAGATAACGAGTTTGCTATTAGCAATAGGTTATACTTGTTGGAAATGGCGAACGGAATATCAGAAAAATAAAAAGCATGGAAAAGATAAGCGAACACATTAGTTATACTGAGGCAACGGCAACGAGTAAGAAACTACCTAATATCCCAAGTGATAAAGAACTTGAGGCTATGAAGTTAGTCGCTTTGTTATGCTTTGAGCCAATGCGTAAATGGTATGGTAAACCGTTAAAAGTAAACTCTTTTTTTCGCTCTAAGGAAGTGAATAAGGCGGTTGGCGGAGCAAGTACAAGCCAACATTTATTCGGTGAGGCTATTGATTTAACAACAGGCAACAAAGAAGATAATAAAAAGCTATTCGAGTGGGCTAAAAAGAATTTGACCTATGACCAGATTTTAGACGAATATGATTATAGTTGGATTCATATAAGCTACCGTAGTGGTAAAAATCGTATGCAAGTTTTACACATAAAATAATACACTTTAAGGTAATATACTGAAAGGTATAAAATAAATTAAGGGTATAGCATTAAATTCCCAAAATGGGAACTTTCAACATATATGTTAAATATGTTGAAAAAACACGATAAATTTAACACGTTTAACATATGAAAAAGATAAAAGAAATATTCGATAATATATTAGGTTCGTTTAGTACTGACAAAAAAGGTTGGAGCGCAAGGAAGTTAGCAGCGTTTACGGTTATTATATTAGTTATTATTACCCATGTTAAGTGGTATCGTTCAGACCGTTGGGAGTATTTAGGCGAGGTATTAGGCTTTGACTTCTTATTTATATTAACGTGTTTAGGGCTTGCTACATGGCAAAGCGTAAAAGAGAATGGAACTAAAACTGAAAACAATAGTTGAGTATGTTTATCGTAAGAAAGGCGTAGTAATACAGAACATTATACCACCTCGCAATCAGCACGAAACAATGCTAATGAATACAATGTATAACTTTATTTTGCAGAATCGAAATAAATAGTTATATATTTGCCTAAACTAAAAACTAAAAGCATGGCATTTAAAAGATTGTACTTCGATATAGAGACGTCTTACGAAATTGGCTGGTTCTGGCGACCATCTTTCAAAACATCAATAAGTTTCGACCAAATCATTAAACAGTCAGCTATTATCTGTATTTGCTACAAATGGCAAGGCTCGGATAAAGTACACCACCTAACATGGGATAAGGGTTGCGACAAAGAAATGATGCGTAAATTTTACGATGTTATTCAAGATGCTGATGAGGTTGTTACTCACAATGGCGATAATTTCGATATAAAGTGGATTAGAACACGTTTCTTATTGCAAGGGTATAAAAGTATGCCTGAGTTGAAATCTATTGATACGCTTAAAATTTCAAGGCAAAAATTCAAGTTTGACAGTAATAGATTAGATGCTATTGGAAAGATATTAGGATTCGGAGGTAAAAAAGATACTGGAGGCATTCAGTTATGGCACGATATTATTCAAAAGAATAGCAGAAAGGCTATGAGCGATATGGTTGCTTATTGCAAAAGGGATGTTGAATTATTAGAAAAAGTCTTTTTAAAGTTAGAGGGCTTTGCTAAACCTAAAACGAATTTAGCCGTTTATAGTGGTGGCGAAAAGGCGGATTGTCCTTATTGTGCAAGTAATAGAATTGGACTAAACGATAGGAGCGTAAGTGCAAGTGGAACGATTAAATGCAGAATGAGATGCTACCAATGTGATAAAAGTTACTATATCCCTTTGAAAATTTACAACGATTGGAACATTAAACGTATGAAATAATGGAACTAATAAACGGTATTCAGATAGAGGTAACTCAGATACAGATTAAGAAAAACCAACTACTAAACAAGCGGTCAATCTTTAAGTTTAAGCGACTTATTTTCGTTAGTAGTATATTATCTATAAAACAAGACAACTACATGGTAAATCAAAACTATGCAGACTGTACTACACTAATTCTTAATACCAATGAATGGGTAAAAGTCGTAGAGCCATACGAAGATATTAACCCTATTTATGTTAAGTGGTGGAAAGAGGCAAGCGAAAACGGAACAGAACCAATAGAGCCGACTACGGAATAATAGTCTTATAAATAAACAATCCACCCAACACACCGCTAATTATTTGCCATAGCGTCTTTCTTTTTTTCTCAGCATTAACCTTATCTTGTTCACTCTCATAAGCCTCTCGGTAACTTACAAGCATCTTATCCTGCATAAGTGAAAGAGTATTACAGTTAAATAGATTTATACTATCGTTATTGATAATAGTACGCTGGTAGGTTATAATACTATCTTGCTCAATAATTATGCTATCTAACATAGGAGCGTTCGTGTAATCCCTTAAAAAGCACCTTAATTCATGCTTAGTTATGTTTATGCTATCCTGAGAATAAACTGATATAGGGAATAGGATTAAAATTAGTGTCTTTTTGTGCTTATCTATGCACCATTGTATTTTATCTTCCATCTTTTCTTATTTTATACCGTTAATTCTCAATCTTTCCAATTCAACCACTAAAGCCGAATCAGTAATAACTTGATACTTTTTATTATTATCGTTTACTAATCCTTTTAAGGTTCCTATAATATACTCCTTTTCTACTATTTTAGCCTCAAATTCTTTATTTACATTTACTACACTATCATATTTTTGAGTAGTATAAGCCTTTATTGAATCGAGGTTTATTTGCTCTTGTTGTAGGTTGTTGGTTGGTTCTACCTTATCTTTATGAAAATAATAATACAATAAAACTGGTATAGTTCCAATAACTAAAGGTAGTATAATTCCTAAAAACACTTTCTTATTCATTACGCTTTCTCGTTTACAAAGTTATTAATACTATCTACATACTTAGTAGGTACTTTACCACTCTTTAACCAGTAGCTTAACTGAGGTGGTTTGACTCCTAATACCTTAGATAAATCTCGTTTCCAAAACTTTACATTTGCGAGTTTACTGTTAATCTTCTTTATTGCTTTTGCGTCCATAACTTAATTTGTAATTAATAATTCGTTTAATAAGTTGCCTTTAGAATCGTACCATAACCCTTGCTTAGTATCTTTATTTGCTACTCTGTAATATGTTTTCATAATAAATAGTTTTAATTTTCGACAAACATACGAACTATTAATTAATTATCCTAACAAATATTAATAAATTATTTTAAAAATATTTTACTTTTTATTTGGAGGTATTAAAAATTTAACTACATTTGCCCTGTAATTATAACACAAACATTTAAAACTAAACAAAATGAAAACAGTAAATCAGATCATCAAAGGTTACGAAAACCAACTTGCTAACGCAGAAATCAATAAAGAAACTGCTAAAATTAAATGGTTAAAAGAGCAGATTAACGAAGGGAATAAATACATATCACAGTTCGGAACTTATAGCAACTAAAAAAGAAAGGGGTGTAAAAAGCCCCTTTAACTACATTTGTACCGTTAAAGTAAACAAATAAGTATAATAATAATTTAAAAAGTAAACTAAACAATATGCAAGATTTAATACAAGCCGACAGGTATACTCCTATCCCATTAGGATATACTAAATGCACTTCCTACGGTAAAGATTGGGAAGGCAATGGAGTAGTAACACTTGAAAAGATACAAGAGCCTGATAATGTAATCGAGAAAACGTGGTTAATCACTACTTATGGTTACGGTGGTAAACTATGTTTTGATACGCAAACTGAAAAAAGGTTTGTAGATAGCAGAGTAGGTTATGCTAACTTAATATTCAAAGGTACTGAATACGAATTAGGATTATATTGCGATAGCTTAAAGACAAAAATAATAGGAGTAGAACCTTTAAATACTGAGCGTAAAGATGCTGAGTGTTCAATAGTAGAAGTAATATAAACACTTAAAATCTAAACAATATGAACAACACAATCCAAAGAGTATTAGAGATGGAAAGTAGATTTGAGCAGTTTAAAGACTGTTCTTTAGCTATCACTATCGAAGTGCCACAATCCGAAATGAGAGACGCAGTAGGCTATTTAAAGTTACATTTATACGAGCCTTTTGAATTTGCACCGTTCCAAGATTATTACTACTTTCACTTTACCAGCGAACGTAACAAAGATTTAACTATTAATGTAAATAGTACTGAAAGATTCAGACTAAAAAGAGAGATAACAGAAATTTAACCAATTCAAGGCGTCCACCGATAGCGATAATATGCTAGTAACTCTTACAACTATTGAGTGGCTTAAAAGTGAGTACATTTGCCTTGTTAAACTGAAATAAGATGAAAAAAGACCAATTAGAAAAAACGCTTGTAGAGTTCGGAAATTATTTACTTTCAGAAGAAAGGGTTAAAAACTATATAGATAATCCAAACTTTCCCAATAAATGTATGTTAGCTGAAAGATTAAAAAAGGTTAATGATGCTGACATTCAAAACTTTTATACAACATGGCCTATTGCTGAAAAACTAAAAATAACAAGCGAGGACAGTCCATTTATGTATGATTCTATAATTAGATTGTTTAAAGAATATTCAGATTTAGTTAGCGTTGTAAATTCAAAAAATGCTACTATTAGATTTCAAAAAAGAACAAGCGAATGGAAGTTTGTGTTTGGATATAAAAAGTCTGTGAAAGATAAGAATCTTATTGTTTGTTTTGAAAAAGCAATAGAATTTTTAAAATCAAATAAAAACTAACCACAATGGGAAACAAGATAATAATAGATTCAGAAGTATTGGCTAAAATTAGCGAACTGATTGGAGATTTAGATACAAGTTTGGAGAGAGAGGGCGCAATGCAAGTTCAGCAACTCCTCCTCGAAAACAGCACCACCATATCAATAGATGAGAGCATTGAGGAGAGTGCTGAAAAAAGTAAGAATCGTTACAAATGGATTGATGAACGAGATGGTAAATTTCATAAAGAATCCTACATAATTGGCGCAACCGAGCAGAGCATAATATCCGAGATAAAGAGTAAAGAGTTTAAAAAATGTGGTATTGGCGATAATGTATGTAATTGTAAAGAAGAAAAAGATTGCGGATATTTATAATTTTTTCACTCACTAATACAAACAAAAATGTCAAAAATTATAATTGATAGAGAAAAATTTGAAAAGCTGATTGAAGAAACATTCAAAAAAGGCGAAAGTTGGGGAGTAACTTATTCAACTTGGTTCACACCAACAGATGACGACACTAACGAAAAAATTAACGAGGCTAAAAAATCAGCTTTGAAAAAATGTGGACTTCCTGACTACTTGATACGTAGCACTTGCCACTAAACGCTGTTATGTGTAGTTGTTCTTTGAAAATACATTGCTCTGTAATTTAACGGGTAAAATACGTTGCCTAAAATCAATGTTTCAGTTCGGCTGGTGAATTTTAGGAGATTATGGATAAGTA